ATACCAATATGCATCCTTTGTATCGCTCTTTACAATTTTGCTAATATAAAGAAGAATCATGTAAAGAATTAAAAAATTTACCAGATAATTGTTACCAATAAAATTATAATTAAACCAGAAAAGGAAACCTAAGCTTCCCAAAGAAGTTAAATCTTTTGCTAACGATCTAAGATAGGTTTCTTGATTAATTGTTATTGATATATTTTGTTCTTTCATTTCTTTAACTCCTCCAATTTCTTTTTTATTTCCAATCTTTGAATTTTTCTTAAACCTTTCTCAATTTCAGTTTTATCTTCAAAAAGATAGGAATTACCGCCTCTTATCCAAACTTGATAATCAAGAAAACATAAAGTACAGATAAGCAATGCAAATCCAATATTGCCATGAGAAATTGGATAGATAATACATATCATTGCTAATATTCTTAAAACATTTATTGCAATATTTAAAATCATTTCCGCTCTCCAAAATATTTTATAAATAGACTTTCAATCTTTATTTCTAATGCAGAAAAGCCTGTGAACATAGCGCAAATGGTTTTGTCGTAATTGTCATCTGACCATAAAAACATTCCAAAGAAAATAAACACCCATTTAAATTTCCATATTGCCATAAATAGTATTTTCATCTACTCCCCCATTTATTTTTCTCAATTTCTCTAAGCCGTAGTTCTAATTTTAATCTTTCATATTTTGATTTTAGGCTGTAAGTTTTTTCCTCACACCAAAAAGTATCAGGGCAATTTCCCCCGCCACTAGTTAATGTAACCTGCATATTATTATTTTCGCAGAATTTTATTGCGTTGCGTAAATATTTATCATCCATTTCGCTAATTGCAATTTTGCCATTGCTACCATTCCAAAAATTACTCATTTGCTCCCCCATTTATTAATAAACATTTCTTTAGCCTCTAAATCATTCTCAAGATAGCTCATAAAATCAGCAATCTTGCTTTTAATCTGATCCTCTACTTGTTCGTGATTATGATAATCCTCCCTCCACCAATCCTTGCCATCAGAGATAAGGTAAGAAAAGTTAGGCAAACCAGAGCAATAAAGATAAATCAAGTGCTGGCTCGAATCTAGGAATTTACCTAGCTCATAGTTTCCTGTGAACTTAATATCGTAAATAGTATCTCGTTTAATGACATCGGTGCGTCCGTAAAGTAAGAACTCTTGATTGCCAACTTTGATTTCCTTTTTGACTGATTGTTGCCAGAGTCCGCCAACAACAATGTTGGCAATATGCTCTATCGGATGACTTGCGTCAATAATTTGACCCTTGTCATGCATTCCATCAAATACCACCGCCCTAATATTATCCTCAAAATCAATCCCCTTCTGCATAGCCTCGTTAGGCTCAAACTTCTCTCTACTCAAAGTTTTAAGGAAGTCAGCCCTACTATCAGCAGGGCTTTTCCATTCGTCTTGGATGTAGTAGGCGTAACTTGAAAGCAAGCTTGGTGTAATTAAGAATTTAGTCATCCTTCCTCGCTGCATTACTAAATGCCGCACAAAGATTTGTGGGAATAATAACTGCCCAGAATTGCCAAGTCCACACTGGAAACCCGATGTAAGATAGCATAAATCCACTAATAAATGAACACAGTATTGCAAGTAGTCTCATTACTTACCCTCCTCTTTAGTTTCTTCTTCAAGAATTTCGACACCAGCATTAGCCATTATCCCTAAAGTTTCGCTATTAAGTTTAGCAATTAACTCCGCCTCTTTTTGTTTATTAGTCTTTGGTTTTTCCGCAAACTTTTTAGCCCTAAACTCTTTATCTTCTTTATCAAACTCACAACCAAGCTCATCAACCTTAGCTTTTAAGAAAGCACCTTCCATTTGATAAGAAGACCAAAGTTTGTCGTGCTTGTTATAAACTGCGTTGTAATAGCTGTTTAGTTGCTCTAAGTCTTTAATGTTAGCAACTTTGGTTTTTAACTCTTCAATTAAAGCATCGTATTCTTTCCCTAGCTCTTCGTCTTTCTTCAGTTTTTCTTGGTAAGCGTCAAAAATAGCTTCTGAAAGGAAGTTGTTAATGCCAGCAAGAGGCTTATATTCTAAAAAACAATTAATGCCTAGCGAGTTTTTAGTGTAAAAGTTATCATTTGGAGATAAATCAATAGTTCTTTTTCCTCCCTGAATTGACATGTAACCAACGAAATCAAGTTCTTTAATTACATCCTTTCCAGCAGAACCAGAAACATCAATTCTCTTGTTTACCTTATCATCAACCTTTTCTTCTCTTTCGTGAGAAACAAAAATAACAGATTTGCTTTTGCCCTCTAAAAGTTTTAAAAGCCTTTGAAATTCTCCTTTAATACTTCCCCAGCCTTTTTGAGACAATTGACCATCTGATTGTTTTAATTTTGGATTTGAGATAGCTAACCAATCTCCCATTCTGTCGATAGTTTTGCCTAATGTATCAATTACAATCGTTTCATAACCAGAAATGTCTTCCTTAGTTAAAATATCCAATAAGTTTTGGTAACTCTCAATTTGAACGCTATCGGTCTGATATTGTTTAGCAACTCGTCTTAAGCCGTTATCAAAATCAATTAGAAGTGGTTTAGGCGCAGATAATGCTAAACTAGTTTTACCAACACCAGGTTGACCATAAACTAAACCTTTTAGCTTGATTTTAGATTGTGTTAATTCGTTCGGTTTTTTAATTAAACTCATATTTTCCTTATAATTTATTAATAATCTCATCGCTTAGATAAAATTCTAAAGCTTGGTAATCTGTATTATCTTCCATTACTTCTCTCCTTTTATTTTTAATATTCGCCTAACCTTCCTAGCATTAATCTTAGGATCTCTTAAAATCCCAATCTTAATATCAGTTGCGATTAGACCATAAGCTCCTAAAAACTCATCAAGATTAGCCTTAGCCCCTTGAGACTTTAAGTAGCTTACTATCTTTACAACATCTTCAAGTGTAATCTGGTTAAACTCAAAGCAAGCGCAAGATACGCTGGCTAGTTTAATCTTTGTTGCCCTTGCGACATTGGTTTTACTTCCCTTAATCGTTAGCAAAGTTTCTGTTAGCAATTTGCCGAACTCATTATAAGGTCTGTTTGTGTATCTACCCATTTGTTATTGATAAAAAGTTAATTAACAACACTCAATATAAAGATCAATTCTTATTAGTCAATAACTGATTTAAAAAATATTTGCATTTTATAAAGCCTTGTGTTTACTTGCCAAAATACTTGTCAACCGCTATTTTTATCAAAATGAATAAAGAATCTTTAAGAAGAAAAAACTTTGCGCCTGATGATTTTTTTGTATCAACCAAAGCAAAAGAATTGAAAATAAATAATGTTACTGATAATGTTAATATTCTGACTTGCTTGAACAAAGTAGCAGATAAGTTGCAAGAGATTAGAGACAAAATTAATGCACCAATTACAATCAATAGTGCTTATCGATGTCCAGAAGTAAATAAAGCTGTTGGCGGGTCTCCTTCGTCTTGGCATCAACAAGGATTGGCAGTAGATATTAATGCAAAAGGCTACACTCAAGACCAACTTGTGAAGTGGATTAGAGATAGTAAGATTAGTATTGATAAGTGCTTTGTCGAAAGAGGCTGTGTTCATATTCAGTTTAACTTGAATGACGAAAAGAATAGAAACTTCTTTGGTACTGCTGAATTAGTTAATGGAAAATGGCAAGTCAAACAATTATCTTAATTTAAATAATAAAAATGGGAAAAATATTTAACGCAATAAAAGCAATCTGCATATCTTGCAAGAAACCTGAAAGCATAGAAGGAGAATACTATTGCCCTTGTTGCATGGCAAAAGAAAAGATAAGGGAAGACTGGGCTAAAATGAAGAGAGAGGAAAGAGTGGAAGCCTCAATGCACATGATGGAAAAGAAACTCCCTTTCGTTGGGCAGGTTAGGGTTTTGTTTAATGGCGAGAGGAGTCGGAAGGTTTAATTCACGCGAAGCTTTCTCCATTAATTATTGTGTGGAATCTATCATTTAATCTTCGTTGAAGCTTTCCATCTTTATCAAGATAAGTCATTTCCTTATCAAGTTTTTCAGAAATAAATAAAAGTCTGTTGGTTGGCAATCTGTAACCTACTAACTGTGATTTTTCGGTGCAATATCTAAAATCTGCTCTAGTTAGCCCTAACTTTCTAGCTTCATATTCAGCTTCTTCAATTGAACTGACAATCATAACATATTCAAATCTTTTGTTCATAATTTACCCCTTTAATAATTGATAAACACTTTTGTCAAATTTAACGCCTTTATTTTCCAGCTCTTTCAACCTAACAATAACTGCATTAATTGATTCACCAAATGTTTCGCCCTCGATCCACTCATTAATATCTCCTGCTTGAATTGAAGTATAAAGAGCGAATCCTTCCTTTTTAGTTTTATGATGTGTAGATGCGTACAAATAAACATCGCAATCATTGGAAAATCTTAAATATGCCATGTTTACTCCTTAATCGTTATAAATTTTAATAATCACCGATTCATATTTCCTGATCCCAAAAGGATTATGAAAATCAATATTCCTTTTATAATCTCTAGCTTCTGATAGAAACCAGAAATTGCCAGCTTGCCATCGCAAATTATTTTCGTCATCAATAAGAAATACCGCATAAGTTCTATTAAATATGATAGGCTTTACAAAAAGTTTTCTATATGCCCTCATCAGCCAGTAATTTATATTCTTTTTCGCCATTGTTACCCCTTAATCGTTAATATTTTCATGCTCGTCAAAACATTCCTCGCAGCATTCCTTCCCGTCTAATTCAGCACAGTTGAAATCGCCGTCTTTTTGGTTGCTGCAGATTGTGCAGATGTAGATGCTCATAGTTAGTTTATTAGTTCGTATTGTTCGTTAAAATATATTTCTGCTAAAAAATCTGTTCTCTTTTCTGAATTAACCCAATATCCCGCTTGTCTAGAAAGAGTTGTGGAATCAAAAACAACATCCTTTTCAGCAGTTACAATCTCCCCACTCTCTTTGTGTTTATATTTCTTAAATTCTGTCATAATTTACCCCTTAATTTCTTGTTTAATTTCTTGTTTAATTTCATAACTTTGTATAAGTATAAGAGCCATTGTAAAAGCAAAGAGCATGCTAATCATTAATCTATCTATTTTATCCATTCCTACCTCAATTTAAATTAAATTTTCTTTTTTAAGCTTAAGCCACATTTTCGCCGCACAATCTGCTAGTGATTCGCTTTCTTCTCTGTGAAGATATGTAAAGCAATTGTCCCTCCCATAATCGTCTTTATCAGAAAAATAATAGCCAATTTCATCCATCTCCAATCTTAATTTTTCAATTGGCTGTTCTGTTATTTTTTCGTCAGGATAAGTAATTATGTTTTTAGGCAAAGCCTCCAAAATCGTCTCTAAATCCCAAGCACCCACTTTTTCAATCAAAGCTGGTGTCTGTTCTTTTTCATGCACAAGTTCTGGTTCACCTGCATTCCACTTAACCCAGTAAAAGTCAGTTTCTGCTTTAAATCCAGCCTCTGCAAGTTTTTTAGAAGTTTCATAAGATGTTTTTTTCATTTTTTACCTAAATTTAAAATTTGTTAATAGCTTCAAAGAAAAAATAAGAATTTATTAAATTGGCAGTAAGAGCAAATAAAAATTGCCATTCATCACGCTTTTCTAATGATTCTATGATAAAAAAAACTGAAACGACAACTAAAGTAAAATGAACTGCACATTGAAAAGTAATCATACCAACCCCTCCTTTTTTAATTTTAGCCATAATTTCGCAGCGGTGTCCGCTAGTGATTCGTTTTTTTGTCTTCTTGTGCCGTGAAAATCGCCGCATAAAAAACACTCCATCCAATCACTTCGTAGCAAATAATTTTTAGGAAGTTTTTCCAAAATAGTTTCAAGATGAAATGCTGGATAATCTCTAGTTCCAAGCATAGCTTTTGTTGTGTTAGTTTCTCCTTCAAACCCCGCTTCCGCAAGCTGTTTAGAAATTTTGTAGTTAGTTGTTCTCATAATTTACTCCTTAATTGTTTTTAAGAATTTCTAAAGCTTCATCTAAAGCCATCTCTAAATCATAATGATAAATCGAGTAAAAGCCAATCGGTGTGTTTGGATAAAATTGCAAATCAATAATTGTATTGTGTTCAATCATTTTATTAGCAATCTCTTCTGACAGCAACTCACTTTTACAGCTATTCAAAATTTGATTTATGGTGGGTTTTTTTATGTCGTCAACTCCTTCTTGAATTGATTGATAATAATTGCGATGTCTATTTATTGTAATAGAAACACTGCATTGACATTTTTGCTGTATTAATGATAATTTGTTCATAATTTACCCCTTAATTGTTAATAAAAATTCTACTATTTTATCATGACCAGCTTGTTTTGCCACTTGTAACGCCGTTTTATTTTTAAAAAAACATTCTTTATCTTTAGCAAAAGGGTTAACTACTTCTTTAACTAGTTTCTTTATTCCTCTAAGATTGCCATACCAAGCTAATCTTCTTAAAATATATTCTTTCTCTGTATTTGTCATAATTTTATTTAATCGTTAATAAAAACCCCTCTAGCCCATTAAATATTCCAAAAACCTAACCACAAACTTGGTTAACTTCGGAGCTTTGTTTTTTTCTTCCGCAAATTGCAAAATAAAATGTGGCTTAATTCCAAACACTTCAGAATATTTATAAATCAATTCAAGCGTTGGTTTCTTTTTGCCGCTCTCGATCTCGCACAAATAAGGTCTTGATATTTCAAGCTTAGGTGCAAGTTCTGCCTGTGTCATTCTATTGAACTTCCGCAGGGCTTTTAGGATTGTTTTAATATTGTTCATATTTGTATTTCCTGTTTAATGATTTTCAAAAATTCATTTTTACAATATCTTGTAAAAACATTGTTTTTAAATTTTGAATAATCTCTTTTAAAAGAGTAAAATTCATCAAGATTTTTCATTGATGAAAATACTTCATCAAGTTTCCATCTTCCCCCATAATAACGAGAGTAAGTTATATAAATTGTTTTAGTCATAATTTGGTTAATTTATTGTCACTCCCAGTTAATCTACTAAGCAAAAAAATTAAGTCAATAGTTAATTTTACCTAATTTAATAATTTCCTCAATCTTCCCAAAAATTCTTGTGAAATAGAAAGGATTTAGTGCGTTAAGTAAATGCACAAACAAGAAAAGCGGTTTGACCTAGAAAAACAACTGTTAAGTCAAACCGCCTTATGCTTGAAAATAGCTAGTATAAAACTAACAATCTCAACCTCAACAATAAAGCTTTTAGAATACCGATTTATAAGAATTGATCTTGTGAATAATTGGGTGGAGGCGGCAATAGCTGCCTTCACTATTGGTAAACGCAGCGGTCTTTAAATCCGTCAGCCTCAGAAACTTTGTGGGTTCTAATCCCATCACGCTTACCACTTATTTTTAGATTTTCTTAACTTCTTAAGTTATTGTTATCATTAGTTAATCTATTAAACAGAAAATATTAATCAATAGCTAATTTATAGATTTTAAAAACCCCTCTAAATCAAAACTACTATTAGCCTTAATTATCTCCTCAATCTTCCCAAATTTCCCCGCTAGAATCAAAGCTTGATACTGATTAGCTGAATCAAAGTATCTCAAGAATTTATCTTGGTTGTTTTGGTAGAACTTCTTTTTGCTTATGTTTTCTTTTAGTGTGGTCATTAATTCGCTAATGTGTTTCATCTTACCCCCTTAAAAATTATTATTTTCAGTAAATCTACTAAACTTACCATCAAAAAGCATTTCAACCTCTCCAGTCTCGCCGTCTCTATTCTTAGCAACGATAATTTGAGATTTTCCCCTTACTTCCGCCATATCTCTTTCCCATTCTTCTATTTCCTCCCTCTTAAAAGGCTTAGCTTTCGACAAATAATACTCTTCTCTGTGAATAAACATAACAATATCTGCCGTTTGTTCAATCGCTCCCGAATCTCTTAAATCTGATAAAACTGGCTTGTGGTTTGCCCTTCCTTCTAAACTTCTGTTAAGTTGGCATAAAAGAATTATCGCAATGTTAAATTCAAGAGCCATTGCCTTCAATTCATTAACCACAATTTCAACCTCGTTAGCTTTAGACCATGTTTTTTTGTCGCAAGGTATCATTCCAAGATAATCTATAAAAACCATCTTTAAACCCTTCTTAACCGCTTTAACTATTTTTGATCTAATTTTAGCAGTAGTTTGTCTTGGTTTATCACTTAGCAATAATTTTGTATCTCTAAAAAAAGTATCACCAAAAACATTATCAATTTCGCTTTGACTTAACTTTTGTTGCTTTAAATGCGCTGCCGTGTAAGACCTTAAATTTCCAACAACCTTTCTTGCAATCGCTTTATCTTTCACTTCAAAAGTAAAGAAAATTGTTAGATATTTTAGTGATGCAGCCATTGCCAGATTGACGCTGTAAGTTGTCTTGCCCATTGATGGACGACCAGCTAAGATTATCAGATTGCCCGCATCAATTCCACCAAGAAAGCTATCAAGAGAAGGAATCCCAAAAGTTAAAACTTCTTCCTCTTCGTTTAGCATTTGCATAGAAACATCATGAATAGTTCTTAAATCTGATTCATTGTTAGATTCATGCTCATCAAGCCTTTTCTTGATTTCTGCGCTAATCTCTTGATAAGACATTCCTCTTGTTGTCTCTATTGCATCTTTTAGATCTCTTTGCTTCCAGTAATCAATGATCAAATTAGCATATTCTCTGATGTCAACAATTGAAGAAGCACAATTTAAAAGCGTTGATAAATAAAGCGTGCCATTAATCTTTTTAATTGCTGGCTCTGATTCACAAAATACCTTCAAGCTAATCTGATTGCTGCGAATACCGTCTCTTTTGAAAGAAAATATTTGATCGTAAATTGCTTGATGAGCTGGTTCGTAAAAATGTTTAGCTTCCAATATATCTTCAACCCTTCTCAAATACTCGTTATTTAAAATAATAGTCCCAAGAATAGCTTGCTCTGCCTCGATATTGTATAAACTATTTTCCATTAGCCTCCTTCCATTTTTCATAATCAGATTTTTGATTTTGGGAATTATACCCACTACCTAAACTCTGTGTTTTTGGCTCAACCAAACTTTTCCATCCGCCTTTGATTGCATTTTTTACAGCAAGGTTAGCATTTCCTTTGTTTTTGTTTTCCCATTTTTCTAAATCTTCGATTGTTAATTTTAATGCCATTCCTTCAATTGGGTTTTTATCTTTTTTTCTTTGTTGCAAAAATTCATCGAATAAAATTTGGTCAATAAAATTTGGAATTATTATCTCTGATTTTACATCCTTATTTTGATTATAATTATAATTAACATCCTTATTAGGGGTTTCTTTGGGGTTGTTTTCTAAAACTCCACTGGGGTTTTCTAGGGGTTTTCTAGGGGTTTTAGGGCGACCTCCTTTTTTACCATGTTCCGCTCCTTTTTTCCCATTTTGATAACGAGTTGTATTTGCTAAAATGTTTGGTTTTGCGCCTATAAAAGCAATTTTAGGCATCCCAGACAATTGAACTTCTTGTCCATTTAGAGCTAGTTGACAAATAGCTCTAAAAAAAGATAGTTGTTCCTGATCGTTCATTTGTTCAGCCATCTCAAAAAAACTTCTGTAAAATATAAAACTATCTCTAATTTCTTTAGTCATTTTTAATCTCAATTATTGATTTTGATTTTCTGTTACCACTGCCTTTTAATCCAATTCCAGCCTTCTTTACAGCTGATAAAAGAGTTGGCATTGTTATTCCTAAAGACTCACAAATTTCTTTATTAGTTTTCGTTAAATAAAGGTATTGTAATTCTTGTTTCGTTAAGTGTATTTTTGCTTTCATAAAACTAAAAGTAAAGATTAAATTTCTATTGTCAAACTATTATTTCTTAAATTTAAAGCTTTTTCAAATTGTTCTTTATAGAAAAAATTCTCAAAATTATTCAAACAATATTGTAAATATTCCGTAGGTACTTCTTTAACTGATGTTCCTTTGTATTTACCAAAAGGCACTTCCCAATCGCCACCCTTGAACGCTTGCTTGATAAAAGGTTTAATAAGCCAGCCATCACTATTTTTTAATCCTGTTTGTGCGCCGTCTCCTTCAATTTCATAAGTCATCAAATTTCCAAAAGTCCCCCAGTTTCCACACAAATCATAAACCTCGCAAGTTTCTTTTTTTGGAAATGGTCTAACGCCACGACCGACCATCTGATAGTAAAGAGCTAATGATTTAGTTGGTCTTGCTAAAATAATGCAATCCAAAGCAGGAAAATCAAAACCAGTTGTTAAAACTCCAACATTGACAACAAAGCGCACTTTACCGCCCTTAAATTCTGATAAAATTTCTTCTCGCTCTTTTTTTGTGTTTTTACTTGAGATATAATATCCGCTTAATCCTTCTCTTAGAAGTAATTCGCAAATATAGCCAGCTTCGTCAATAGTTGTTGCAAATATGAGAAAATGCTTTCTAGCAGCGTTATTTTTAACTATATTGATTATTGTTTCATAGATATTGATTGACTGGTTGTATTTAACTACTGAATCTTCTCTATAATCCAAATTTGTTTCTGCTAATTGTGTTAAATCATATTCATATTTAAAGTAAGAAATGCGGCATAAAAACCCTTCTTCAAAAGCTTGTTTGATCTGATAAATATATAAAATCTTTTCAAATATTTTAGGTCTTGTTCTGTGTAAAAACTGCCAAGAAAATCCTTCTCTCCATGATTTTAATCGGTAAGGAGTGGCAGTTAATCCAATTATTTTCTTGAAGCCCATCTCTTCAATAAATTCGCAATATCTGCCAGCTTTAGAATCTACCAAGTGCGCTTCATCAATCAACAGAATCTTGAATTGACTAAATTGCTCTAAATCTTTGATTGAGCCTATTGTCGCTAATGTTATTCTATGAATTTCTCTTTTTCCTTTGCTTGCTGAATAAATACCAATATCTTCATCAGTAAAAGCTTTTATCTTTTCAAAATTCTGCTCTAAAATTTCTTTGGAAGGTTGTAAAATAAGGATAGGATCTTGGATCTGTTTACAAATACCAGCTATAACAAGGCTCTTTCCAGTACCAGTTGGTAAAACTAAAACACCATTTTGATTTATTATAGCTTGGAGAATAGCGTCTTGCTGATATTTTCTTAAATTAAACATGATTCCGAACCTGTAGTTTTTGGCGGGGAAAAGGGTTCGGTCTTTTCCCCATAAAAAATTTAATAACCCCCGAACCGAGTTATTTCTAACATTCTCAACCCCTATTTCTAAGAGTACACCAGCTTTTTACAGCTGGCGAGAAGAAAACTTCTTACCTCTATTCAAGATAGATTAAAGACATTCTCAACCCCTATTCCT